TGCCTTGATTTGGTTTGCTCCTACAAGTGGAGTTCCTACTGTGTGATATGCAGCAGTAGCAGTTCCTAATACTGGGAATTGTGCTGACTTACCACTTGTGATAGTACGAACTGAATGTAGTTGCTCGTTAAAAATGTTGTTTCTGGCAAACGCAGTTAGCACTTCTCCACTAAAAATTTTAAGAAAAAGTGCGTCAAAGCCTGTACCAGAATTATTAACCAAACCAAGACGAGATACTGTGGCGTTAGCCATAGGAAAACTCCTTGATAAAATTTACAAATTTGAGAAACTAACTTCGTTTCGATCCTTTCTCACAAGTGGTATCTGACGCATCAGGCACAAGGATATTTAGATTTCTACTCTGTTAAGTTTTTACTGACCCACAATTCCACTTCCTTAAAGCAAGGGCTTTGCGAGTTAGCTTGCCATTCTTTTTTAGTGGTCCTTTTACCTTAGACATTCTGGCACAAAAAGATTTTCTTCTTGCTTTCTGTCTAGGAGAAAGACCTGTCTTTTTAGTAACAGGAGCTTGCAAGTTTCCA